CGATGCAGTTTGGCGCATCGCGTCACCCATCATTCGGATTGGTACAGCACTAGTCGCAATCGAACGACCCATTGTCCCAGACGCCCCAGCAACAGAGCGCATTGCAGTCGCAGCACTTCCAGCGCCAGTCGTAGAAATACGAATCTGGACATTGAGTGGCGGCATTGCGCCAGGCGTACTTGACATAAAACTATTTTTCCACAGTATTCAACTGCGCGCAAACGGAATTAGTATAAATACAAATTACAAACGACTAATTGCTTGCCAAGCCCATAGATTTTGCAAAATTCATAATCTCGCTTGCTCCAGCCTTTTGCTTCATGAATCCCATGCCCTCAAAGACTGCGCCTACCTGTGCTGGACTTAGTTCCCAGAACTCTTCGTACGGGCGGCCCGTTTGGGACCAGGTTGTGTACCACTGTCTCCAGGGGAGGCCTGCTTCCCCACCTGCTTGACTATCGCCTCGTTTAGCATCTTTTTTTGGTCTTCGGCGAGTGCGACGCTTTGCTCTAGCAATCGACTCGCCGCGGTAGGGTCCACTCCGTTAGCAATGGCCCATGCAACTCCAATGATGTTTGAGTAGTTTGTTACTTCACCGTCCAGCATTGCTTCGCCAACTGCAACACTGTCCATTTTCAATGTAAAGGATAAGGTTTTGCGAACTGTTGATACTGGCATCTTTTCAAGACTTTCTTGCCATGCATCAAGGCCGCCCCAATGTTCTTCAATATCCGCAATGATGTTATTGCTGAAACGAACAAAAACACTTTCGATTGCTGGATTTCCAGACTCATCATATTCGCGCTCGTACTCATTTGTTCCAGGAATTGGTTTAACTTTTGCAATCTTGCAACCAACCCCTTTATTTTTTAAAACTAAAGGTGTGTAATCCATGCGGGTAACTATACACACTATTCGGGTATAAAGCAAACGACGGCCCGAAGGCCGTCGTTTGTCCCAAGGAGGAGTTAAATTAAATTAATTAAGCGCTAAGGCCAGTTGATGCTTCGCGGAACTGTACGGTTCCAAAGCCAACGCCATCTGCGATTGGAAGAATCGCTTCTGCATCAAATGATGGGGTTCCGAAGTTGTCGGTCGAGCCTGACATAATCGTTCCACCAGTTACTTGGCACTTAGCAAGCGAGAATACCAACTCTGAAAGTTCTGACTCAAGGTCATTGACCAAGAATTCAACTTTAAAGTATGGAAGGCTTCCACCATCAAAGGTGTAAGTTGCGGTTTCGGTTGAACCCGAACCTGCAGCGGCAACGGTGCCACCGAAGATGGTCTTGAGTACTTCAAGGCTCAACTCTGCATAAGTTGCAGAGAAGTTAAGACGGTCGATTTTGCCCTTCTTGGCAAGAACCTTTCCGTCACCCTTAAGTTCTACGGTAACAAAGTTTGGCTCAACAGATACTTCCTGAATACCAGGAACATCAATTGCTGCGCCGTATGTAATGCCACCAGAGACATCGGTGCTAACTGGATACACCTTGCAATCTTGGACATCGAATGTAATTGTGGACTGACTTGCGGCCATTTCTGGACTCCTTTTTCCTTGTTCTATGGATAATTGTACTGATTTGTATGTTTAAGTGTGCGAGGGTATGGACGAAATAATACTATATTTTCAGCCCATACCCAGACACTTACGCCTGTGGTGGATTAGCCGCTTCGTAGTCCAGAACAGCCTGTGGCATTGCCTTACCTTCGGTAAAACGGATGTGCCATGGTTCTGCGCCTGGGTTTTCTACCACCTCATGGCTGAATCCAAACTTCTGCTCATTTGCAAGCAACCAAGCAAGAATTTTGCCGTTTGCGTTTGCAATATCAATAGCGATTCCAAGCATGTGGCGCGAGCAGGTTTTTGCATCATCATTTGGGGCAGCCAATGGGGCATTGCCCTTCTTGAGATACCACTTCTCACCGTTCCAGGTGCGTGTTGTGGCTCCAGGAATTAACTCCTTCTGGTAGCGGGTAAGGAAGCCTTTTTTCTGGGTCTCGATACTGCGGAATGTATCGCCGCTGCTAGTCGGAGCCAACTTGATTCCTTCTGCTGCTGCGGCTGCTTTCATTGCTTCAAAAGCGCGCGCTGCACAGTGGTGCATTTGACCACCAACAGACAACTTGCGAAGCATCGCAGGAGTAATCTGGCTTGGCTTCTTGCCTTCCAAATGTTCGCAGAATTTAACTGGAACTACTGGCCAATTTTCCTTCGCCATTATTTCTTAGCCTCTTGCTTTGCTGCGAAGAATGAAGCGACTGTTGGGTCGCCAATCTTTGTTGATGCCATTGCGAGAACTGCTGCTACTAGTGGCATTGCAAGTGCGGTAAGCATTGGGTCAATGCTGTATTTATCGCACAGGTAAACAACGACGCCCATTGCGCCACCCTTTGCGATTCCGTCTGCTGCTGTTGTTGCTTTCATGATTGCTCCTTATGACTCGGTTGTCCAAAGTCTTGTCGAAGCAAGGTGTATATGAAGGCTATGGCTTTGTCTTAGCGTAAAGCCTTTTCATTAAATCTCCGATAACACCAGCCTGCTGGACTTCGTCTCCATCAGTTACAGCATCAACAACTGCGCGCTTTGCATCAATCAAGTCGTAGATATCCTCATCAATTGTATTTACGCCAATTAGGTACCAGACTTGAACGCTGTTTTCTTGCCCGATTCGGTGACATCTATCTTCGGCTTGGTCGTGTTCGCCAGGAGTCCATCCTTGTTGGACAAAACAAACATCGGAACCAGCCGTAAGAGTAAGACCAACTCCACCAGCCTGAAGGTTCAAGACAATAACTCTTGCTTTTGGGTCTTTCTGGAATGAGTCAACAGCGTGCTGTCTATCTTCCATTGAGTCTTGACCGCTCACTCGGAGATTTCCGTACTTACCAGCGAGGTAATCAACGATGGCGACATTGTGCGCAAACACAACAAGTTTTCTATCGCATGACTCCAAGAATGAATCAATCCATTCAATTACTGATTCCATTTTTGCATCGGCAGCAAGACGCTTGAGCACGGTCGTTCTTCTTAAGTGTTCTGCAGTATCAGACGCGCGGTATCCATTCTCTGCCAAGAATGCGAGAAGGTCGCCTTCTGCTTTTCGGTATTCTGCATAACCTTTTCCAGATGGCTCAACATGAACAACATTTCGTGTCTTTGCTGGAAGTTCTTTTAGCACTTCATCTTTTGTTCTGCGGATGTAGCAGTTCTGGCGAAGTTTCATATTCAGTTCGTTGAGGTTTGAAGCGCCTTTGGTATCCCAGCCAAATCCATTGTGGTAGGCATTTGTATATCGCTTCAGGAATGCCCACTTGCCACCGAAGCGACTAAGCATTCCCAGGATTTCTAATTGACTTACAAGTTCTTCTGGTCTATTCGTAACTGGTGTTCCAGAGAGAAGCAATACTGTTCCAGATTGCGGAACCTTCTTTGCAATGTCGCGCACTGCTTCTGTGCGTTTTGTCTTGCTTGTCTTCACATAGTGAGACTCGTCAAGGACAAGACCCATTGGTTTTAGGTGCATGATTGGCTCAACAAAGCGACCAATAATGTCATAGTTCACAATGTTTACATCGACATTTGCAATATTCCCTTTACCACTCAAGATGTTTACCGAGCGGTGTGGGAGCCACTTATTTATCTCACGCTTCCAGTTTTCCTTTAGAGATGCTGGGCAAACGATAATTGCTGGGAATGCGTCACGGTATTCAAGTGAAGCAATTGCTTCTACGGTCTTACCGAGACCCATTTGGTCAGCGATTAGGCAACGCCCAACTGAACCAGCGTAGGCAACTCCAGCCTTTTGATATGGCATGAGAGTTCCATTGAGAGTGGGGATACTTATTTCTGCGTCGGTAGATGTTGATTGAACAAGTAGTTCTGTTGACTTTTTGGTCAATTCAATAATCTTTTCGCGGACCGAATCCTCAACATCAAATTTGTACTTATCTGCTAGTTCAAGAACTCCGATGGTTATCGGCGCAGTCCAGTGTTTTTTCTTCATGTCCCAAGTTCGCTGGGGAAGTTTCTTGACCTCAACAATTATTTCTAGGTCATATGGAAATTTAATTACAGCCATGCCACGCTTACTAATGGTGAGTGACTTTTCTGTGTCTTGAATTACTTCAGGCAATTGGGTTTGTGCTTCCTGCGAGACATTGAATTGGTACTTAGATGCAAATTCTGCAACTTCCAATTTAGCCGATTCTGGAGCAATCCAAACAGATGCTGCAGAATTCCATACAACACCAGTAATTTGTTTTAATTCTGATGTCACTTGCTCGTCATATTGGCAGTGAATTACAAAATTGTTATTTACTTTCGTAATGCGCTTATCAACTTTTGAACCGTACACAGAATCAAGGTCTTGATGGATATCGGTGTACGCCCGCTTAGGTGGTGTTATTTCATCATAAACAAAGCCGAGTTTTTTCAACTGCTTTGAGTATTTGGCAAGCATTATCCAAGCAGAATAAGCCATTGTCGGAGTCCAGTAAGATTCTGGAATTAGTGCTAATTGAGTGCCAATACGGGAATCAGATTTATTGAAACCAACACTGTCTTCAGTTACTGCACCATCACAGGAAAGGGCGATTGAACGCAATGCTTCCGCTAATTGCGAGTATTCACTTTCCACACTTACTCAAGAACTGAAATTGACGACCAAAGAATTAGGTCATAAACTTCTGGAATCGCCTCTGACTCTTCAGATTCTTTTTTATGCTGGATGATTGCATATGTAAGGCGTGCAATTTCGTCAAGATATGAAATTGTCTTGTCTTCGGCAAGAAGTGTTTTTACTTGAGATAGGCGCTCGCTGATTCCGTTGCGATAACGCTGAGACTTACGGTACCAAGTATCAAACTTATCTTTTTCTTCAAGATAATCTTTATGAGAAACCACACCAAGTTTTACATCTTGTGCCATCATATTGACGCGCTCGCGGTGGTACATCGCTGACGACTCATAGTCGGACAAAGCGGTTAGTAGCGACTGGCACCATGCCAAGCGATTTTCTGGCGCTTGCAACCATTCAATCTCTTCGGTTGAGGCATCGCCCTTGCATTCGCGCTTGGCAATGTCCATGATATTTTTTCTGTCGACCATTATTTTTACTCCTATAGGTTTAAATCTTGACTTGCAGTATACCGCCGTGATATATCACGCGGGGGCATCGGCTTTAAATTCTCCAACAGCATGGTCGCGAATGTGTTCATCAATCTTTGCTTCTGTGCGCAAGGCTGTACTTTCAACTCTATCGATTGAAATGCCAAGACCCTTTGCTACTGTTTCAATTTTGTCAACAACGAAGTTGTGGTCCGCTTTGTTTTCTTCCCAGTGCTGCTTCGAAGTACGGCGTCCGTGTTCAAAATATGCAACAATGACTAAACCCAATGTGCTAATCAGTGCTACATACACTTCGGTCATTACTCGTCATCTCCAGCACTAGTAACAAAACCAATTACATGAACAACTAAGGCCGCGATTGACATATAGATACCCCATTTTTGGGTATCTCCGCTGAGGGTAATCAAAACAAGACCAGTTCCAGCCAGGGTCCAGCCGAGTGACGACAATTCTCCAATGATTTTTTTCAACATATCTTGTCCTTGCCAACTAAGTACAGTTATTTTATTTAATCATTACTCGTGGTATAGGTAGAGTCGACTACTTAACGCGGGCACGCTGACGCGCACGGCGTTGTTTTTTGGCAGCATTTTTCCTATCTGGGGCAGGGACATCACCGCCACCGCCAGAATTGCCACCAGAAGGGCCTCCAGAGCCTCCAGAAGGGCCTGTAGGACCCGTAGAAGGTGCAGCACCAGCGGCAGCGCCAACCGCCGCTACAGCGGCTCCTGCAGCGACAAGCGTCCTTCTGTCTCCAACATCGATAGATGAGCCAAGAGCGACATATGTGTCAAACACTCCGTCGAACACATTGATTTCCTCTTCAAATGATTCCTTTACTTCCGCTGGGGCATCAATGAGGGCTTCTGCTATTGCATCTCCTTGTTCTGGCGACACATCGTCGACTACAACCGCACTAAACACTTCAGTTGCTTGCGATGCATCAATGCTTTCAAGAACCTTGGCGCTAGTAGCAAGTTCGGTTGCTTGGCCCGACTCGATTCCACCTTCCTGCTCAATTACCAATGTGACAACTTCAGATACCTGCTCGCTCGTAATCGTGTCTGATTCCAGCACATCTACGATTACTCCAACTGATTCGGCATTCAGTTCGCCATCCAAAACGGCGGTAAAGGTTTCAATCAAAACTTCAGTGCTTACTTCTTCGTCAAAGACTGCACCAAGAACAGAACCCAACAACTCTGCCGTCAAATCGTCCGCCAATACATCAACGATGAGTTCAATGGTTTCTGCATCCGAGAGGTCACTGTCAAACACGCTGTCAAAGATTGCTTCTGTTTCTGACACGCTCAGGTTTGTTTCAAGCAAGTCTCCAAGAACCGTCATAGTGTCCGCAACCGATATATCTTCGTCAAATACGGCTGCCATAACTGTGTCTAGGTCGCCAGAACTAAGCG